CTATCTAACTTCGATAAATGCGCAGTATGGTCTGATATCCTGTTTAAGGTGCCGTGCATCATGTCGATTTTAATCATTGCAGTCTTCATGTCGCCCTTAAAATGCGCCCAGTCAATTAGATATACATCCAATTTTTTTTCGATCTGGTTCTCTTTATCCTCCGCCATTATGCTACCTCTGCCATGATAACGCCGGAGAAGGCGCGCCCTGCGCCTAGTCCCCACGATGTAAAATCTTGCTTGTATATTCTAATCGCGGTCGTGCTCCCATACGCGCCAAAACCACCGCCCCGCGTATTAGTGTCTACCGTCTGGCCGTGGAATTCGCACGAGTACGTTCCTGCATTAGTGATAGGGAGAGGTACTGATATATAATTCTCTGCGCTACCTCCAGTCGTTCCGCTAACATCTACTAGCGCGATAAACAGTTTTCCGACGAGTATGTATTTATACTTATTAACCGTCACGGTAGAGAATGTCATAGCTCCTGGTTGAGTCCAAGAGCCAGGTGTATAAGACGTCCAGGTTGCCGGATACCCAGAACTAAAAACACTCTCTATTAACGTCGCCGTCTGCTCAAACGTCGCCGTAGCTGAACGGATAGAATCTGCAAATGCCATTAGGTTAAATCTCCTTCGTTAATGATAAGTCGACATACTAGGCGCATGGTAGGGAATCGCGAAGGGCTAACTCGTCGTGTTTGCCCTTCGATTTGCGCTCTGTACGACTTTGCTCTTTTAAAATATTGCCCCCTACTCGGATCGCACTCGGCGCCTCTATACGTTGGGGTCGCCGCATTTGACGATGTGCCAAAATAAGACGGTAATCCTGGATGGACTACGTTAATCACATCCATTAATTCTAATTGTCGATATCGAAAGTATGGGACATCCAGCGTTATTAATACCAACGGATCTGCAAAGTACGTAGTTAAGTACCTCGCAAGATTCTCCGCAGAGGCTAGATCCCCGACTAGATAATAGTCATCTATGCTGAGTTGCCGTTTGCCGTATTTCGCTACTGAGTCTGCGTTGTAAGCGCCGTAACTTAGATCAATATACGACCCGTCTGAATAGTGTAGAACTCCGCCGAACGCTCGATACTTTCCAGCTTGTTGAAAATAACTGGCATCGAATCGCGGGATTGTCGGTTGATAACGTAATACGACTGCGTTTACTACCGTCTCAGTTCCATAGACTCTAATCCCCTGTAACTGGCTATCCTCGTCTGATATCGTAACTGTTGCCGTAACGGGCTCCCCCCACGCATACGCGCGCAGCTTTGGGCTATTGTTTGATAAGTGTAACTTAGCCCCTGCGTTCTGACATATCTCACTCAACAATTCACTTAAAAAAACACGGTCCCTGCTTGCGCCCTCTGTCCGTCTGTAAGTAATTCCTGTGCGATTGATTGCCCAATCTTCAATAGCATTTATGTAGGTACCTCCCAGGTTCGCCCCTGTCCAGTCGGCCCCGTCATACTCCATCAGTAATAGAAACATCTGATGATAAGGCGCTACTAAAAGTTGGTTAGCGACTCCTGTTATCGTTCCGCCAGACGTGTCGATAATTCCCTTAACGTCAAACTTCCACTCAATATTTGACAAGCTAGGATTAGTTTGCCCCCCTGGTGCTGATCTCTGTGAGACATCAACTTTTGAATGCCCTAAGCCATCGGCATCAATATCTCCAGACGAAGGACTTGGAACGTCATCTAGAAACACCCCGTATAGTCCACAGTCTCCAGCTACACTAGTCCCAGTTGTATAGTTCCATACTGACGCCTCTGTACCGTCATATGTTCTTGTCGCAAACTCTGTACCTCCTGTCGAGTACATGCGCCACTGCACGTTACCAGGTGAGGCTAGTGGATTCGTTTCCGATACTGCTAACCAAAAACGATCTCTTTCGATTACTGGGCGATTAAATCGAAACTCCACCTCAAATTCTGCCGACGCCTGAAACTCTGCTGTATAATTAGCCTTATCGATATTAGCCTCGGCTATTGGAGAATCCCCAGGGCCAAACGGTGTGTCCTCATACGCCTTGATCTTAATTGCTCCTGAAGGCGTTCCCGCGATTCCGTTACCATCTAGAGTTAAATATCCTCCTATGATGATCTGATTATTGACCGTAACAGGGGTCGCCATCTCTGCATACGTGGGGCTATAGTAAGCTGAGAAACTCCCAGTATAATCGATAGGAGTACTCGCGGTAGCGGGCGACTCTACCTCGATCCATTTTCCTACCCTATCTTTTGCGTAATACGCTACTACTCCGTAGTTGACGTAGTTATCAGCAAACGTCGTAGCATACGCCAGATCTGTGCCTGCTTCGTTTGATAGATCAAACGGAGAAACTGGAATAGATTCCCCGAATACAACGGGTAAGTATCTCCCCTCGCCTGTTTCTGATTGCACGGCCTTTGTTACTGCCCGATCTATAAATGGTATGTTTGCAAGGTTCACTACTAGTCGCCCTGGCTGCGAGTCAATATCTATATCCACGACTTTCGATGTCCACACCGTAGTTAAGTCGCCCTCTATATCAGTATCGTCAATAGCTAGCTGCGTCGCTTTTATAACTACCTCTTGCGCTATTGGGCTATAGCGTTCAAACAGGTCAGAAAATTTGCGTTCATATCCAAAACTATTAGGGCTGTTATCTAATATAATCGAGGCTCGCGCGGGTTGCGGGAGATACTGCCCCATGGTGTTACCGATATCTGTTACCTCTTCAAGGATCGGGACGTAGTCGCTAAATGACGCCGTATCTAAAAGCGGGGGTCTATTAATAACTCTGATTGTTAATACATCAAACGGACTAGTCTTACTTATTAAGTCAATCTCGGCTGTGATCCAGACTTGGGAATTTGGGGTACTCATATAACTTCGTCCAGCACTAATCGCACTGTATTTGAATCAACATTGTCCGCAGTAATCTGGTAGTCTTCGATCATGAATGGGATGACTTGGTGATCGTCTAACACGTCGTGATAGGTGCGGGTAAATAATATTATAGAGTTCTCTGGATACCTCGCTATATCCTCATTAAACGTCTGGACATTCGCGTTACTCACTCCTAGCCATTCGATTATATATCGATATCCTGGATTGCGATTCTGCGGGGACCATCGGCGCCTGGTTTTCTCGCACCTTCTCGGGTCTCTCCCAAAGTCTAGCGCGGTCCCAAAATATATTTTGGAAATCTCTGGCACCTGCGAGGTGCAATTAATCCTACACCTCCAATACCGATATGTGCTGGAGTATGCAGTCGGTATGCTTATTCGGTCTCGACCGTCTGGCCCTTGCAAGCTCCCATTCCCATATGTAACTACTTTACTATTCGGAGAGGTAAATGATGAGCTTGCGGAGCCATAAATCAAAGATGTAGTCGTGGTCGCGTTCCTTCTCCCAATCAAATCCAGTCTTGCATAATAAATATAATCCGGGGCCCTCTCGTTTCCGGCTCCTAAGTCCCACTCCCACGTGATCGAGGTAACGGCGCTAGCCCCTTTCCACGTCGTACCACGCGGACCGGAAACAATAGCCTTAGAACTATATCCTGGCGCAGTTGCAGGCTCCGTAAATACGGTAGCCTTGCTTGGTATATCGGGATATCCGATTAGGAGATTAGTGGACATTAGCCGATCATCTCCTCAAATGTTGCCGATATCCGATTATAGTCGGATACGGTAGATATGGGACGCGACGATGGACTTAGTAAATCACAATAGATAAGGCGCTTATTATCTAACACCTCATGTCGAGATCGTGTGTATAGCCAAACCCCGCGCTTTGCATCTGCGTGTTTAGCTACTAGGTTCCACCAATCTTTTACTACATCGTCGGTTACTCCTTCCCATGCTAGTTCAAACCGATACGGAGTCTCGTCTGGTCTTACTACCTCGACTGCTCCTGAGTCGGTTCTAAAGCTGTGGTTTTTGGGCTGTGTCCTGCGTATATTATATTCGGGCTCGGTCCCTGGATTCCACCATTCACCGCACGTAATTTTAGAAAAGTACCTCTTCGCCTCTTCGTCACTATCGAGATCGACCCAAAAATAAGGCTTTGCACTGCTTAGGGTGAAGTCGGCTATATAGTCATTGTCTCTAGTCCCGTAAAAAGTTGCTGCATCAAAGGCGCTGTCAGAATACGACTCCGTCGTTTTCCACTTATCCGTTAGATATGTATTAATCTTTGACGATTCCGTAGTCCCGATATCGCGATTATAGAATATTACTTCTAGTAATTTCCCGCTTCCATACGTCCCGGCGCTTCGACGACATAGGGAGAGAGTTCCCGCTAGACTAGACGTGTCTCCACTTACACCTGACGACTCGGCCCCGCCGTTTAGCGAGATATAGATACTCCCGCCCGAATGCCTACATTTTATTATATTAACATTTGTATCAAAGTTAATACCCGTCGTGTAATCTATCCCGCCCGAATCCCTATTGATTAAGTAGATTTTGTTATCTGTCTCTACGTAGAGAGTAATATACTCCGACGCTCCTACTTCTGCCGTAAAGATAGTCCGTGCCGTTGAATCTACTACCGACGCTTGATAAACAAAGAACGCTGTAAACTCTGACGCGGAAACTAAGGACGCTAGCGTAGTCGATGAGCCTAGCGAATCGTTAGTACCGTCGAACGATATAGATGTGTTGCCTACTATGTCGTCGGCTGTCCTTGTCGGCTGGTTGGCCCCAGTCCCCTGGCTAAACGAGATAGCATTGCCACTCACGTCGTCCCATTGCGATACCGCGCCTGCTGAATGGGTCACCCCTCTGGTTGAGTCTAGCCACATCGTGAGCCCTGCGATTTCTTGCGGTAAAAAAGCAGAATAGGTAGATCCTCTGAGTAATACCCTTTTAACTCCACAAGCTTGGAGTATGTCCGCTCTCGCAATTGCTAGAAAATTACATTCCTGGGACGTACTTCCCAGCCCATAGCTAATACGACTTACACCATCTACTTGGTCGTCTGATAATGTAACGCTTTTTTTTGGCCCTGAAAGACTGTTGTAAATCGGATGGAAATCCCCGAATGTGTCGCTGGTCTCTATCCTCTTAACCTGATGTTGCACTGAGGGCACGCCTATCACCAAAGAAGTCGTCATACGGTCCTCTGTCCAGGCCCCAAGGCTGCCGCTTGCTCTAGCGCTTTAGTGTCTCCTCTGCTCTCGACGTTGATAATAACTCTGCTCTCTATCTTCTCCGGTATTGAGTTCAGCTTGCCGAGTAGTTCATCTACCTTGTTCCCCATATTTTGTAAGAAATCCTTAGACTCAAGCTCGCTCAAAATGCTTATCAATTGCTCGTCGGTTGCGTTTGCCAGGTTCTCGATTGACTGTATCCCCGCATGGGAAAGCGCATCCATTACCGTTTGTATCCCGCTTGCGGTAGATTCTCCGCTTGCTAGTAACTGCGCTTGTAGTTCTGGTAGTGTGTGACTCCCTAGCTCTAGCGCCTCTGCCCCGATGTCTCGCAGTGCATCAATTGTCACGCGCCCACCCGTGGACCCTGCATTTTGCATGTTCCTGAGCGCTTCAGAGACGGCTCCGATCTTCCCTGGAATCCCATTTTCCGCTAATTGCCCAAGCCCGTTAAGCGCTGATTGAGCCTCTAAGAAAGATGTCCTCCCATCTAACGCGGCTTTTACCACGGCCTTTCTTAAGTCTTCGAAACTCGATCCTGTTGCTGATACTAGTAGCTGAAGGTTATTAAGATCGCCCCCAAGGTTATTTACTAATACCGACCCTAACTGTCCGCCGATGTCCGATATCGTTCCAGTCATCTCCTCGAACGCCATCCCGACACCCGAGAATGCCTCTCTCGCTGCGGGCTCTAACCCCTGAAACGCATCGTCAAATGTACCCTCAGCGAATGAACCATGGTTGAAAACTAGGTCGTTCAGTTCTGTTAATTGACCATCTATTAGTATCTGTAGTCTGTTCTTATCGAATAAGTCGGCAAAGTATTTATCTACTGATTGCCTCGCTAATCGCGAAGGGTCCGCAGAGTCTAACATGCCAATTAGTCCCTCCGTTAGCGCCTCAGCTATGGGTCCGCTCCCTGGCAAGAAGTGATTTGAAATACTTCCCGCAATACTACCGCCCATCTGCGCCCAATCTTCGTTGTGTAATGCTTCGCCGGAAAATGCGCTTTTTATTGCTGTAGCAGCAACGTCAGATAAAGAGTCTGCTAGAACCGTTTCTAGCCCTGAATCAAGACCTATATCGTACCCGAAAAATCCCGCGCTCGCTTTTTTTGCTCTTTCAAAATCTATCTGCCCCTGATCATTCCCAGGTCCAAAACCACCATTGTTAAGTATCTCTAGTCTAAGTTGTTCCTGCTCGTCTTGAAACTCTTCTGCCGCCTTCCTTGCGTCTCGAATAGAGTCCGCTGCTACTTTCGCCCCTTTATCTTGAGTCGCCCAATAGTTCTTAGCGAATTCTAATTGTCCCTCTTGGTTGCCTGGTCCGAATATTGTACCACTTACATCCCCTACCGAAACTAACGTATCCCCTAACTTCCCCGCGCTATTAGCTGCTGAATCAAGTGCATCCCCTGTATTAATGACCGTGTCAGCAATCTCTCCGAGAATATCTTTTATAAAGACATAGCCTGCGGTATCGTTCGCCCCTACTATCGTTTCCCACAGTGTTTGCCCCGCGCTTTTATTTATGATCTCGATCCAAATTTTTGCGCCTTGTATTAGCTTCTCGATTTCGTCGTTGACCGCGCTTAGTTGCTTGGCTAACTCCTGGCTACCTCCAATCGATTTATAGAATTGGTCTCTTACGTTTACTAAAATCGCTCTTAGCCTCTCAAATTCGTCTCCTGCGTCGTTCGTTACCTCGCCCAGCCTGTCTACTTGAGAGACTAATGCTCTGGTCGCTGCGGCTTTGATCGCTTCTGCTTTTTGTAGTTCGTTGAGTCTATCTTTTGCTACTCCTATCTGCTCTGCGTAGTCTTTAAATGCCTGCTCGTTATCTAGTAGAATACCCCGACTCTTCAGAAACCTATCGTCACCCCTAGCTAGTCCCGCTATGAACGCCTCGAACTCTTCTTTTGCATCTCCGCCTATTGTGTCCGCGTAACTTCGAGCTGCTTTAGCTATCTCGTCAAATGCCGTAGGATCTAACTTTGCTATGAGCCCCTCGTTAGCAATCCTCATTAACTCTGAGTTTTCAATCGTCTCTCCAAACGCCTCGTTTAACTCTCCGGTTAATACGCTTGCGGTTGTTCCGGCCTTTTTCGCTAGATTGTCTAATCCGGCCTCTAAATCTGCGAGTCTTGCACCTTCTTTGATCGAGTGCCCGATTGTTCCAATTGCTCCGCTGATAGCCCCAAACGCTTCCTTTGCTAGTCCCAGCCCTGAATATAATGATACTATCTGGGCTTGAAAGTCGCTAAATCCCTGCCCCGCTTGCTTAGTGTTCTGCTCTGTCTTTTTTATTTCCTCGCCTAGTTCGTTAAATACACTAATAGCACCTCCAGCATCTACGACGACGCGAAGCTTCAATTCATTGTCTGCCATTAAATGTATCTATGCCTAAAGCTTGACCCTCTAAGGATCATTTCATGTTTAATTTTCATTCGTAGAATTGTGCCCACCATCCCGTGGACCTTTTCTCTGTCTGCTTTACGGCCATTAATAAGATCGGCGATCTCGGGAAGTAGCATTTTTAAACGCATCTCCGCTATTGGATCTCTGACCGTGTTGGATATGTCTATGAATTTGAGAAGTAGCGCTTCTGTCTTTGCGTCTTCTTGGCTGTTGAGTTCTGTTGATACGGCCTGACTTAGTGCCGCTTCTGCCACCTTTTCTACGTATTCTTCGTTCTGCTCTGGTGACGCATTGATTTTAATTGTGGGATTAATATACTTTGTATTCTGTAAGGAGCGGAGCCTATGACTCTCGCGTAGACCCTCCCGCATCATCTCTGCTGTTTGTGCTGCTGTTTGGCTGTCCATTGTGCGTAGATAGTCTCCAGATCAATAAGGGTTTCTAACGATTTTAATAATCCGAGTTTTCGGATCGTCATGCGGTAGACCGTAGAGTCACCGCTGATGCGTTGCAAATGTTTTGCTACAATGTAGTCATCTGCCTGACGATTGAGAGATATATCAGTTGCTATATCTTCAATCGGGCACCCGCCCGACGTCATACACCACGGGACAAGTCCATCGGCTGATAGTGTCTTGCAATTTCTACAATGTAGATTAGGGTTTTCGAGCAGTAGCCACCTAACGCGCTCGATTAAGCGCTCTTGCTCTGTAGTTTTTTTGGGCCTACCATCAGCGCCTTTAGCGCCTCCTCGTAAGCTATAAAGAGCGCTGACATAAACGATACAGGGGGTCCGTAACTTTTAATCTCATCAACCGTTACGGCCTCCCCGTTCTCGTTATACAAGCCTTTAACCTCAAGTAGATCATCTACGATCTTCTTTTCGCTTTTTTGCTTAAGATAGATTTCATTAGCCTTCGGCTCGTGAAACGTAAATTCCGCGTTACCGTCTTCTGATTCTATTGTTACTATAAAGGTTTTTGAGCTTGGTAGTTTCATTATACGTATGCTGCCGACTTAGTATTATAAAGGTTTAGGTACGGGGTTAATCTCGTCATCCCGGATGGAAGAGAGTCCGCAACCAAACACATGAATGTTAAGGTCGTAGGGTTATACGCGGAGGAGTTTAACGGACGTGAGATATCCGTGATTATCTTCATACGCGGTATATAGACTTCCATCTGATAATATTGAGATCCACCGATTAGCGGGCCTCTTACCCGAAAATGTGCTTTATATTCTGTCCCTGCCTGCATTGCTGTGAAGTAGGTTAGGTCTGCTAGATTTTTTAGCGTAAAGGTTAAGGTGTAGGATAACGGGGGATCTCCTGCCACTAAAAACTGTCCATTCCCTGCTGACCCTTTGTATTCCCTGTTTGCTGCTATCTGATATTCGTGATCAAATACCAGGTTCGTAAAGTTAAGTTTATCACTTGACGACAGGGTAGACCCGCCGATTGCGTTAATCCATAAATAATCTGCCTGATCCGCTACCATCCTGTTACTATTCGCTAGGGTTAAGTTCGACATCGTTGCCGATGTATTCACCGCACTAGCTAGCTCTAACTTGTTACCTAATAGCGTCATTGCTAGATCGACATAGCCTGGGGGTTGAGGCATTGTTATTGTTGCCTTGGCTGGGCTACAGGAAGGATATTCCATCACCTCGGTAGTGGTAGGTTGAATTGCGAGGGTTCCGAATTTGCTAAACCTCGTTTCATTCAGTGTTAAAGAATGACAATATGCGCCGCTTCCCATATTGACTACTGTGTCAGTTCCGTAAAGAAGCGCTAGCGCCGCGTTTGCTGCGTCGTCGTAGTGTAGTCGCTTAGTAAACTCTATCCGAGGGTCTGTCCCTCCTCGTTGTGCATCGTTAAGCATCGGAGTTCCCGACCCGATAGGGTTTGTAGACAATTCCTCGGCGTTCTCGCCGTGAGTAATGTTTAATACTTCTAGCCTGTCACTAGCTCCGCACGCCACCGCCGTTTCAAAGACGGACCCGACTTTAAATCCTATTACTACATCTCCGCCCGTAATATCTGCCATTGTTGAAATCTCCTAATTAAAAACTTGATGTGTATTGCTCTGCTGTAAAAACTATAGTTCCGCGCCAACATTTTGCGCCTGCGATCTCTACCTCTTCGATACTCAGGGGGTCTTCGTCCGGTATCCAATAATCAACCGTAGATCCCCAGTCGCTCCCAAGGCTGCTGAAAACGATGCTTATTAAAGTCTCGAGCGCGCTCCTTACGTCTCTATACGACTCTCCGCTTGCGTCCTGCTCTTTAGTATAATTAACTCTTACGCTGTATCTTAATTGCGCCTTATCCCCTGCGGAGAATATCGGGTATGTAATATTCCGCGTTACTAAGCTTGTCCAGAAATTTACTTTCCCTTTGTGATATAGATAAGATAAATCTCTTTCTGATGTTTCTACAGGCTCAAACGCCACCACGACTGGGCTATATTGTTTAATATAGCTGTTGTTCCATACACTTTGTGCCCAAGCTGCTTCGACTTCTAAAGTCGTGCTCATCTCACCATCCGAATCGTCCGACTCGCTATCTCAGCTGGGACGTCGGCAGCTCCGTCTCCGTCCGTATCGCTCTCTATCCCCGACGTTGCAATTGCGTTGTTGTACTTATTTTGGAACTCTTTGAATCTAAGATGGAATCGATCATTCTCTTCTTTGAATTGCGATAGGTTCGCCAACTCGATTGTTTTGAATGCTAGCGCTAACCTAGCACGACTAAGATTCTTGATAGTGCCCCAATCAAACCCTTTTGCTTGGAAATCTGACTGCATCTCCTCCATAGCAAGTTGAAGAAAATCATCTAATTGCGAATCGGTAATATACGTAGATATACCAGGCCATACCCGCTTAAGATCGGCCTTGGTCGTGCCTGGTATTTCCGGTAGTGCTTGCGTCCGCTCTAGTACTAATTGGTTTATAACGGTTTGTCGTTGGCCTCCTGGCGCCGATACGAAGTTGATTACTTCCCAGTATCCTCGCGGGCTAGTAGCACTATTGGGGCTTGGGTTTGCAATGGGAGGGAATGTCCACGATCTAGCATATGGTGTAACTGCCTGGGGCTCCCAGTAACTTATTGAGTGGCTCGCTATCGCTCCAGTTCCAGCCTGTGCGTCCGCCAGTGTCGGTAAGGAGCTGTATAGATAGATCGCTGGTGCTTGCGAGGGTAACTCTATCGGTTCGTCATCTTCAAGCGGGTAAAAATTCCGCGTTATCGATTTACCGTAGTTATAGCTCATCTATCCTTTCTTTTTATTAGCCAATTCAGCGATCTCGGTAGCCTTCCGTAGAGCACTATCAAACGTAGAGTCCTTGCCGTCTCTTTGACTTTGCTCATGAATAACCTTGGCCAGTCGGTCGCGCGCATCTCTCGCCTTCTCGTCCGATGTCATCTGAGTTTTACGACGCTGAAATTCGGCATCGTTTTCTAGCCTATTCCCCATCTTTTAACCTAGCTTTTTTAGCTTCCTTTATCTTTTCGTCCATAACGGTCTCGTTAAGTCGGGGGTCAATAAAGGCTCCCGTTACAGTCTTGATCCATACGTCGACGTCTTCGTGTCTCTTGTCTAAGTTATGTCCCGCTATTGGCTTCATTCCTTGTCTTAAAAAATTGTCCATAGCGAAACGAGTATTATGGGTTCCATCTACTCGTATAAATACGTCTGCTAAGAACTCCTCCCCTGTAATTTTCTTCTTTATCATTTTAAATTGCACACAGGGTTGATTCGGAATTTTTCTATCCATTTGCTACCTATAAAATGAGGGCCAGGGATTACCCCTAGCCCTCTCTCTGATTAACTACTTATTTATGCGTCTGATCTAACTTCTGATGCAGCTGCGTCGTTGTAGAGTACTACGTTGTAGAACATCCAGGATTGAACGACCCAGGAAAGACCCGCCACCTGAGAAGCAACACCCATGCCTGACCAGAATACGGTTGAGTCGATAGCTCCGCCCATTGCTGCTGCGAATGCGTATCTAGGATCGAACAATACTCCTTGAGAGTCTCCACCCGTAGATGATAATCCTGTGGTTTGATATATATCAATACCGAGGAAGTTCCCTACAAAGTTGTTTGCCTGCGGGGTTCCGAATAGCGGAGAGTTATACTGAGACGCCCAAATCGCTGCGCCAGAATTTGCTACTAGCTTCCTGAGTTCGTACACCTGCTTATAACTCAATATCGCTACTCTCGGGCCTACCGGAGTATTCCCGTTGTCTACGTTGTAGAGCGCTTCGAGAAGTGCGTCTGTGCTCATCGTAGATGATGCCGTAGCAGTAGCGGTAATGGAGTCGATCAAAGCAAGTAAGTCATCGTCAAATTTACGTGCAATAGCTCGTCCCTGCTCGTCTCCTACGCGCGTGAAGTCCGCCGCCCCTGCGCCGAACCGAATCACCTCTGCCGATAGAGGCGACGATACTACCACCTTTGCGGCTGTAGCGGTCACGCTCGTGTCGTTAATGTCAGAGTTGGCATCGGACGGGGTATACACCGCGCCCTCTGCTACAACTTCTGCGACTAACGATCCACTCTTTCTAAATTTAATCGCGTTGGTGTCGTTCGGTAATGTGGCCGCATAAACGAGCCCCATACCGATAGACGCCTCTTTAAACGCGGGCGATATTAACGAGCTAATCCCGTTACCTATCGTTACCGCATCGGCTAAATCCATTCGTCCATCTTGTGGTAATGCCATTGTTGAAATCTCCTAAAAATAAAAAAGGCGCTCTTAGGCGCCTTGGTTTGAAAATCTGTATTAGTCTTTGCTTAAGTAATAATTCCCTTGTACTTAAGCTCCTGGATTAATGTGCAAACGGTAGAGGCGATATTAGCCGCCGTTCCTTCGTTCGCTGCGAGGGACTTACGATCCCCCGCCGTAAATGATGTAAGGGAGTAACCAGGATATGCTAGGTTTTTAATCTGTGACGTTCCCCCCGCTATGCTGAGTCCAGCGAAAAAAACGCCTATGTCTCTATTCTCTGCCATTTGAAATTCTCCTATTAGCTTTAAAATGTAAAAGTTTTCTTGATCTCATCCGGTTTCATTTTTGATAGGACTGCTCGCCCATGATCCGGCATTGCCCGCAGCTCTGCGTATGTATACGTCTTGCCCACTGGGGCATCTCTGTGTTGTCCGCCCGTCATTGTTCCCGCCTTGTCTGCGGAGATTGCAATGTTTGGGTACTTAGTCGCTAGCTCCTCAAAATACTCAGATACCCCCATTAAATTTCTGGGGTCTTTTGTAGAAGCTCTAACCTTCCCGTCTTTATCCTTTACTCGTATCTCGCCTTCATTTAAGACTAGATCCCGCTCAATTAAGCTCTGGACTAAATCAAGCTCGTTAGAGGTGAATCTTTTCGCGGCTTCTAGCATTGCGGGCTGTACCACCTGTAACTTTTGGACTAACGTGCTTTTGCTTTGGACCTCTTGCTCTAGCTCGTCGATTTTCTTCGAGTATCGTGCTGACTCTTCCGTCTTAACCTTGCTAATAAGCTCTTCGACCTTGGAGCCATCTTTTGTAGCAACGTCTTTCCGTAGTTGATCGGCCTCTTCTGCCTTCGCGCGTAGGGCTTCGAGATCGATTCCCTTGAATGCCTCCATTTGCTTTTCTAGGGTCTTCGCCAATCCTTCGAATCGGTATGCTCTTTCTTGGACCTTGTCAAAGTCTGCTTTGCTTACGGTTTCCGGTTGGCTGCTATTGTCGCTCATTTATTTTCTTCCCAGTAAAATGCTTCTAAGTTGTTTGGTAATGCGAGTAATTTGCTCGCGTGAAAATCCGAAAAAATCTCGACCGTTTCCTATATTGCCTTTTGCTTTTAAAGCTTCGAAAGTAGAGTTAAAAAAGACTGTTCCGATAAACGATCCGTTGCGCTTCTCAACCGTTTGGGTGATTGCTGCCTGCATTGCACCCGACCAAAGGAGACTAGGGCGCCCATCTCTTCCAGATTCTATTCGTTTCTTTTTATATGCGGGCGAATAGCTTTTAAAGGATCTTCCATTCTTATCTCTACCGCTTTGCGTCCGTATTCTGATCTCTGTGATCGCCTCTTCTAGCAGAGCGCTAAACTCTTGATCTATGTTCTTTTCTATGTCGGGCAACTTGATTGTGTTCGTTACTTCTATCCCTGCCATCCTAGCCTTTTCGCAAACTCTGGTGATACAGGTCGAAACTCGTGTCTACAGTTGTACCCGCCCCCATAAGTTAGAACATTCAATCCCTGGTCGTTATCCATCGATTGAATTTCTTTGATCGTGTAAATTGGGGGATCTTTTCTCAATACATCCCTACAAAATGGGCGAGTTATTTTATCCTCTGGGCCGACGTAATAAAAAAGTTCAAACCCTAACTCAATGGACTTCTTAATCGTGACCGACCGACTGAATGCCATAATGCTGGTATTCAACTCGGTATTAATATTAGCTTCTAACCGCCCCGAGACGTCCGGTATTATCTTCTCGGCCTTTGGTTTCTCTCCAGCTATCACCGTCCTCATAACCTGAGCGCGAACATCATCTACATATGTTTCTAGGATGTTTGTAGTCTTACTAAGATCGAAACGTATTAGCTGGTCGATCATCTCTGTATCTGCGTTACTTAGCGGTTTTTCTGTAACTATTTCTGCGAGTTCGTCGCGTATAAATTTTAACTTTTCTAGATAAATGGGGCGCAGGCGGTCGAGCACTTTAGATAATCCCGTCTCGCTCATGCGAGATTGAATAGCACCTAACATGCTCGCCGCCTCTGCCCCCTGAACCTTCCCAGATTCGAGATCGTGAATTACTCGCGACAAGCTCGAATCAAAAAACCTTGAAAGGGACAACGAAAAACTTTTTATTTCTGCCTCGGTCGCTCTTGTTTCTAACTTCAGCCGTCTTTGTATGCCTTTAATGCCATCAGCCATTGATTACCGTGCTAATATCTTCGGTTCCTGTCTGATTTTGCTGCTCTTGAGTTGTAGTATCCGTGTTATCAATATCGGTTAAGATATTGTCGAGATCCGTTTCTGGTAAATTCATGCGTCGTGCGAATTTTTTTAACACCGACTTATTCCAGCTCGGGATTTTTTTGATGCTATCTTGTATCGCGCTATAAAGGCTGAGTATCTCCTGTACTTGTTCCTCTACGATATCGCGGGAGAAAGTAACCTCTTTGTCGTATGTCTTCCCCTTGTAGAGACCTAGAAAGCGTACTATCTCGTTAGCTTTATTCTCTAACGTCTCTATCGTAGATAGTACCAAGGCTTGGGTATTTGCTTTTTGTTCTTTTATCGTGTCCGCGGCTTCCGCGACTCCGCTATCTAATGGCAATGACCGAAGCATGTTGAGCCCTACTTTGAAGACATTCGCGAGGCTCTCCCGTACTGCATTCTCTAGTGATGTGGCGGAAGGGGGTTCGATAGAAAAAGCGTCTCCGTTTTCGGGTAATAATGTCCACGAGTATTCTGTCAGAGCTTTTATTAGATCCGCGTCTGCGCTTGAAATGCCCTTCAAAAATCGATTAGGGAAACCCGTGTAATAATTAACAGAATCTAGAGTAGATCGTAAGTTAAAGAATCTAAGATTTTCCTCGTTCGCATCTTTTAGCCACGATTCATCATTCAAAACTGAGATCGGTAGTTCTTTTAATTCGCTTAGGAATGCGTCTGCGACTGGGGTCCAAACTGTTTGCCCCTCCTTTTGTTTTAAGACTCCGTTCGCCTCTACTACTGCCTGGTAGGTTGTAGCTGCAAACTTACTACCTTCTAAGTAGAATAGTGTCGTGCGTCTCGTAATCAAGGGCTTGTCTCGCAGAGACTTCCGTGGTGCCAAATAATCGTACTCATGTCGGATCTGTGTGAATTTGCCGTAGTTTGGGCCTAGTGTGGACTCGACTTCCCAGTCGGGCACCGCTATCGGATTTATGTTCTGTAGATAAGGCCGGAAACCTATTGCCTGATTTCCCCCCGTCGTTCTTTGTATTTGAAATGGTGCGTTTACAAGAGATATCGATCTGCCATAAAGCAACATGTCTCTAAGCAAACTATCCTTAAGATAGGTCGTTAATGACATCCCTGTCCCTGTTACGTCTTTAAGTTCTTGCTCTAAATCCTGTTGTACTCGCGCAGAGTAGATAGGGTCTTGCTTAAAGAAAATCGACTTCCATAGTGACACCAATACTTCCGATAAATTCAAATATCGGGTCCGTTGACACCTGATCCCTAATATTCTTTGTCCATCTAACTTGCTCGACTCGTTCTCTGTCCGCCACAAGTAATCAGCGCCTACTAGCGTATCGTGATCTCCGTCGTAGAGATCCTTAGCTACTTTCCACACTTTTAATAGTGCTGCGTAGTCAGGATGTTGATAGAATGTTTCCGACATTTATAGCCTGCTTGTTCCTAAAATTCGTTTTGCAAATGGGTTTAGTAAGTCTTTCCCTGCTGTCCTAGCGTATAGTGGGTAGCCTGGGGCGTCCGCAAAGTGCGAGTGATCTTTGTTTTTCTTTTTATCTAACTCCCAAGTCCCTTCTTTTAGAGAAGTTGATTCTAGAGATTTCCTTAAGTTTTTTAGCTGCGGCGCTACTACGAATAGCTCGTGTAGGAGAAGCCTGTTTACCTGCTCAAGCCGATCTTTGACGTCCGGCGCTGAAACTCCCGCCGTTATAGATACCCTTGAGTAGTATTTTTTCAGTACTCGGTATACTTCTGAGTACGCGCTGACTCCGTTTAGCACCTGCCCAACGTGCCCGTCGTGCCCTCCATCTATCTCGATAGGGGTGTTCTTATACAGCTTCGGGTCGAATGTTGCGATAAATTCAGCCGTAGCGTCATACACTCCTCGGGCTCGTCCTGAGCCTTCCGCCACCGCTACGTATCTATTATAGTGATAACCTCGGCGCTGGTGTGGCTGGTGCTGCATTGCTACCCAGGCAAGCGGAGACACCCCTAGATCCCAGCAAAATATGATCGGGACTAGCTGCGTTATTTTCGCGTCTAGCGCTACGTTTCTACTTGACCTGTATTCCCAGTAAGCTGTCCCTTTTGTGAACGCCGTGAAGATTCCGCGTAAGTAGCTTTCTAACTTTGCTGGGTCGCTCTCGTAAGCTTCTGTTAAGCTTTGTATGTAGCCATCTGGAAGCGTTTCATTGTCTTCTGTGTGTAGGATTATCCTAACTGCGTTTTTCTTTTCGTCTACCCCCTCGGGAAAATTCGCCCTTAACTCGTAAGCATTCCCCATTCCCTCTGGGCTACCCTCGAATAACCTTTGTAGGGTCTTCGCCTTTGGATGTCTTATGCGCGCTATCGTTTTTTGAAACGCCTCCTCTTTCCAGAGTCCAGGCTCAGTGCCGGAGGCATGAGAGATACTCGGCCCTACTAGTCTGTCTGCTCGATTCGCACTCTTGAAGTGAATCTCTTGCTTAGTCTTTTTGAGTATGATCTTAGGCCGTTGCGACGATATTACTTCAAAGTCGATCCCTTCTGTTAGCTGAAACTCCTCTTGTAAGACAGTCGAGTACGTCGGTAATAGGGTGTCTGCAATCTGCTGGTACGTCGGCGCTATTGACCACGACAACGGAGCCCCAATGTTTTTTAGACACTGTAGATAGTGCCAGATCGCAGATCCATATGTCCCTCCAGATCCTAACCCTTTTGTAACGTAGAATGTTCGAAACTGGGTTTCATCTTCATATGCGTCGAACACCCAATCCGGCGTGGTGACCGGAGTAAGTATTTCAGCCATCTGTCCCAGTATTTGCAATCGTTGATCGCTTGCTCATGCGGGTTTGTCCCCTGTTAAGTACTACGGTAATGTTAGGAGCATCTTGTTGTACTCCCTGATCCCCTCTCCAGCCGAGTAGGTTCTTTGTCATCCAAATAATCATAGTAGTGTCTCGCTCTATGATTGCTTTCTCGTACATTGCGCCACATAGATCGACAGCTTGGTCCGCGTATGCTATCGATAACTCCCTCTCGTACTGCTTGCGTAGAGTGTCATCTGATATGCCGATTTTAGCCGCTATAAATGCTTGCGGAACTCCTTTACTAGCTAGTCTTACGACTAGCTCGCGCTCCTGGGGGGTCGGCTCGTGTTCCGGCCTTGCCATTTTTATGTACCCTATTTACTTTTGTTTCGTAAAGCGTTGGCCGACTTGCCTATGCGTCCTCATGCGGAGGCATTAACCTCCTGTTGATTAGCTCCGCCTCTAGTTCGTTCCTAACTTGTCTTAGTTTTCTATAGATAATCTGTGGTGTTACCCCTAGTATGTTAGCAAGTTCAGAGGGGTGTAGATGCGTTTCTCCCGCTCCCAAAGCGTTGCGTTTAAATGCATCTCTTGATATCGGATCTGTTTGTTTCAAAGTTGCGTGTATCGCTAGACATACTGCTGCCCATATGTCCCTGGGAGAGTCGTCTAGGTCTATACCGATGGGGTGATACTGCGTGTCGGGTTCTAGTAGATTAATATTCTTCGCACGCGCAGGGTTGCGCGTATTGTAGTACGCTATTGCTTGTCCGACTCGCTGGAAGGGGTACGTATACACTTAATCCAGTCTTAAGTATATTTACGTAATTATCTTATGATAAGAGGGAATTAGATTATTTTGGTGTCGTTAGTTTGACAGTTCCCGGAACCTTCCAAGGCCCCGGCTCTCCTGTGATAAGTTCTTGTAGATCGTCCAGGATAACGCATTTAGCCGCCCCCTGCGTAAATGTACCTTCTCTAGCTAGCGACTCTGCGTATATTATTAGGGTTTCAATCCCTAGCCAGAAGTCCATAAAACTATCTGCCCCGGATTCGTTGAAAAGTATATCTATGTTTTTATAACCTAGCTTTTCCATTAATCACCCACGTAACAATTTTAGACCTATTTCCAAAACCCAAATTTCTGAATCGGCTTATTCCCTGGGAACGGGTTCTGCGATATGCGATCTTCGAGGATTCCCACTCGCATCGTTAGTGTAACTGGCTCTGGCATAATATTCGGCATCATTTTAGTGTCCCGCTGAGGTTGTGTCTTAGCTTCAGGTAATCTCTGTCCGCTATATCCATCCATATATAATTTCCTCCATTAAGTTAAAATAATCTGTATTTGTAATTCGCTTTACAGGCCCCCTGACAGATCCCGCATGTGTCCCCACATCTGGCTTTAGTCAGATCATCAATCTCGTCTCTTGATTTACCCAGTAGCTCAACGGCCCTGCCGCCTGAGATTTCATCGTATTTATAAGCAATCAGGACTAGCAGCTCCAGAAAGCTCTTATCCTCCTTCTCTACTCTTTTTGCTTTTGGTAGTTTCACCCCAACACCTCCTTGGCCGCTGCGTCCATTTCTTTCAACAGTCGCATTTCTTCGTCATCGTCTTTATTGGTCAGATTCTCTAATCGATTCATTCTCTCAGCCCACCAGCGCATTGCCCAGAGAGCACCAGCTTGCCATGCCTCATTTTTAATCGGATTCAATCCCGCACTTACTTTTTGCCCATCTGAGCTGAAATAATACAATGTGCTTGCTTGCCCCGCCTCAGCCTCTATCTGCTTCTTAATGCTACTCATCCCCGGCCTCCTGCTTTTCAATAAACATCTTGCATTTACCGTTCCAGATTCCTTCCTTTGGGATCAGCATGTGGAGAATTGAATCCTTTTTATTGCATTCCTCGTAGTTGAGGAGCATGTGAGCGTCCCACACAGCGCAATTGCCATCGTGCTGACACTTCAGACAATAGCGATCTTGATAGTCCATCCCTTCTGCACCGTTGCTAAAATATCCCATCCTCACCCCCTATTTTTCTTCTGATTCTGTCGCTTGAGTAAACAACTCTTCGGAATTGCCTTTAATGCCAGTATCATCGGGATAATCGTCCCAAACGTCACTGACTGAGGTGCAATTAAGAGCGATTCCTAACATTCGCGGATCATGTTTTTGCGCTTTGGCTTTCACGTAGTCTGCTATCGCACCCCAATGATTAGAAAATCCCGGTTTGGAATACCCCCGCATTTCATGCGCCAAAATTGCAAATGGTTCGACAAGTTTCTCCAAATCCTCCGTTCGTAATATCACCCGGTCTGCTGTTAAAAAGAGTCCAGCCCGATGGTGTAACGGAACTGAGAAGTCCGAGAGCTTGGCAAACGCAGCAGATAGTTGCTTCGAGTCCATATAAATTGCAAATGGACGCAAAAAAGTGGTGGCCCCTCCTTGCCCGTAAATATCCTGTCTCCACCCATCACCATTCCAACAATATTTCTCATAGAAAAAGTCCCACATTAGAGGTGCAGTGCCATGTGAGTTGGAAAGTTCAAGCTCCCAGTTGGCTTTACTCTGGAATACTTCAATCAAAGTCGACCTACTCATCTTCCCCCCCGCTGGTTGGTTAAATTATCTAACTGCTGCTTTTGTAGCGCCCTCATTTTGTTGCGTATTTCGTTGCCCTCAGGGGCAAACCCATCATTTAACTGCTTAAGACAAAGGTCGAGGCACGTTGAAGCATCGGGAAATTCTGAAGATACATACCTCGACACATCAGCAAGCATAGCCCTGAGCCATCTGGAGTGTGAGCTGTCTCTTTTTTCAATAAGACTTGCGGCAACCCGCGACCATAAATCTGCTACTCCAAGGCAGAAAACGCCGACACATAAAAGAATTCCTGCTAATGTCACAAAAGTAGCCATCACCCTTCCCCCTCCCTGGTTAGTAATTTCTTGAGAAGATTGTGCGCCCTCATTGAGTAATGATTTGAGTCGTCAAAACAGTGAATCGACTCCAATATGGCAATAATTTCTGCATAATCTGTCATATCGAGGATTTTGACGGGCTTGATTTGCCATCTCTCCCTTTCGGGATACGCTTCTTCTGCTTCTTCGGCGTCTTTGAAAACTTGCCAAAGATGACTAGATTTAATACCACGGACGCAATACCCATCCGGCTTATTCTGATTTGTCATTTTTCCACCCATTCAACCTTTACTAATTTATATCCGACTCGCTTCCATTCGGAAAAAAGAGAACTGGTCATTCCGTTGAATTTTCTGAACGCCTCCTCCATACATTTCTTCTTTGCCATTGCCCTGCTTACACTGAAGGTTGACGGAAGAAAATATCCATTAGGGGCCTTGACCGCCCAACCACTCACAGTCTTGACAGATTTCTCCTGCCACTTACTTCTATTTTGCACCGAGACTCGATTCATATCCTTTATCATGTCGAACCATTCCCATCTTTCGGACCACTTCCTGCGCGGGATGACTGTAGGCTGATAGCTACTCATCTTCCCCATACTCCACATCACAATGCTCCCCACACTCCGGGCAGATTTTAATGTCAGTATTGACAGCCGGATGCTGGCAGCAATTGATGAATGGCTGACCAACGCCAGAGTCCCAGATGCTATAGCTCGATTTGCAGCAGGAGGAGATCATTTTAATGCTCCCAAATAAAATTATCAGGATGAGTGCCTTTATTCAGCATGATGATTGCGGCTTCTGCCGTCTCGACATCAGGCTGGACCCTAACTAAATATGGCCGTCCCGTACTAGGACATGTAAACCTCAACGCCCGATTTAAAGCTGCTTCGCTTGTTGGTATTTTCTTTTGTTTCTGCTTTTTCATTTTTTAGTCCTCCATTCCCATATTCCTAGAATCACAATCGCTATTACGACACATGCCGAAAATGCTAATCCTACTAAGGCTCCGATTGCATGAATCATCGCTGCAAATTCAAGCCAAGTCATACCTCCACCCTCTTGCCATTAACCATTACTTCTGAATACACCCCTTTATCTCCTCTATGGTCCTCTTTGAGAATTTAAGAGCCCTGTTCTCCTCCCCCCCGACCATAGGGAGGGGATCGGGATGCATAATATTTCTACCGTTGTTATCGTGCGTTGCTCCGAGTAAATGAGCTAACTCATGTTTGATAACTACGATAGAATGCCGCCTTCGATCCTCCCCCTTGTCGTTACTCTCTTCTACTGCTGCGTATGCCGTCGGACGCCTGTCTCGTTTGTAACACTGACTAGATGCGTATCCCGCTAAAAACCACCCCGATGCATTCGTGATCGGAGGGACTAAAAAAAGAATCGGATCTGCAATATCAAATACTCCGAGACTCCGATAGCAAAAAAGTCGATCTAGTCGCTCTTGTGTCGTTAGTCCGTCGCCCCGAGAGTCGCAATATTCGCCCATCTCTACCCACGATTTTATAATAACCTTGACTCCTACCTCTTTCCTAATCGATCTAACTGCTCTATTAACTGCCTGCTCTGCTAGCTCTGTCCCGTAATGTTCATTCTCTACTCTTACTACATTGAGTAGTACGGGTTTTGCTTCCGCTACCCTCGTTAATATCAATAGCGCCAAAACTGCTAATGTCGACATCGATGTATGACCCATCCAAATAACTCCTCATCCGGTAAAAATAATCCTTTACGCACTACCCACGTCTGCCCGTGAGTATCTAAAAACAGGGAGCCTTCCTCGCAGTCTTTGGCATTTTGCTTGTCTGGTATGCACTTCTCTTGGCTACCAGTTACACTAGTACGTAATATCACTATCTCCCCGCACCCCTTGCACCTAACTTGCTTTTGTTTTCGCTGCATCTCGTTTCTCTGACTCTGTATAAACCCTACTAAATGTTATCCTGTCCGCTGGTCCCAGTGTTCGAATGTTCCCGTACTCCTGCCAGATTTCCAGATTCCACGTTGTCGCCGCTTCGATTAGTACATTCATCTCTCTCCATCTTTTTTTTATTTCTGCGATAAATGTATCTTGAGCTTGCATGTTGATACCGTCGTCTTTTTCCACCCGTTAAAATCTCCTTTAAACAATAATCTTGAATCATCTTTTTTAATGTCTCCGTGTCATCGACGACTACGCTAAGACAATCCTCTAGACCTTCCCCCCCGTTCTCAAATAAGAACCGCCTTGCATCTTTCCAGACCTTCACTGTGCTCTCTTTTTTTGAGTCCTTACTTAATCCACCGCTATCCGTCTTGTTCTCCTCGGGTCGAATAAAGTCGTATATCGCCCGTATGATCACCGCCGCCCATAAGTGCGCCTCTGGTATCTCCTTTGTCTCTGTTGTTTGCATCTGGATGACTCGCAATACATCGTTGAAATTTTGCATCTAAATACTCCCTCGTTAGGTCAGTAGTCGTATCTCGTCTCTGTAATATGATTGTCGTAGACGCTGGGATCTCAAAACATGTCTGCGTTTTATCACCTTTCTTGTACGCCTGCGCCTCACAGTTAGAGTCGTCGTCTATTAATCCAACGTCTACTAACCAGTCACATATCGGCTTTGTATAGTTGTGCGAATCATGACGTCGCCCCGATGTTGACAGTAATATAGTTAGATGCGTCGCTTCTGACCCGAAACTGGGTAGCGGTTCCCCCATCTTTACTAGTTCGGTAACATAGATGTTTTTCGTAGCTGCTAGTCTTAATTGATGCTTCGGATTCTTAATCAACTTTGCGCGATTCCGACCTCTGCTACGAATGAGCTTGCTGTTAGACGTGCTCGGAAACATTGCCAGATCTCCGCCAATATCTAACCACACCCCTCGTAGTCCCTTCTCGTCTTCGAATTTCTTTATCGCAATAAAAGAATTCTTAGTGAGCCTGTCGTATGTCGTTCTATGATCACTTGATAGCTTGATATACTCCGAACGATTCTGTAACACCTGCCCTGCGGTTTTTGGGTCGTCTACCTTATTAACCTTCATTCTCGCATCTTGATGAAAATCTAGTATCTCCTGAACCACCTTATCGATACTTTTAAACTCTCCTGCTAAGTCATCCCGCCGAATTTGATACTGTTTAAGTTTTTCCTGAAGTGCCGTCCGTCCCATTTTTAACTTGAGCGCTGACGCTGACACGTTCCCATTAGTCAATATCAGGGCGTCTATAATAGTCGCTATCTCTATCTCTCTTAGCTTCTGCCCAATGCCTAGCATTTTTCATCCTCCTTCGGAGTCTGTACGACAATTAGCTTATTAAAATACTCCTCCCCGTGTAGCGTCTCTTTTTTCTCCCTAAAAGCAGGCTCAAAAAAGATACGGATAGGGCGCCCGAGATCCAAGCTGGGATCGATCTCTTTTAGTAACTCCGTTAGTCTCTTCTCTGTTTTCATAATGCTCCTTACTGCCTCGTCGTTCATGCTGCTAGCCTCTTGAGCCCTTTACACTCTCGCGTCGCAAAGAACCCCCTAAATTTCGGTTCGACATACATCAAGAAACGAGCATATAGGGCCGTCCAGTCGTTATTGATTTTAAATTCGCTGCCAGGGTGTTTCATTTCCATGTCCCAGCGTACCCGCTCCATTATCGTCTTTGCAGAATATCGAAGTCGCCCTGCATTCCATGCTTGTTCAGCAAACATTTTAAAGAATACGAATACTTCTGGGTTGCCCTTGTGATACTCCTTGAACGCTTCCAATGTGCATGGATCAATCCCCTGTGTGTACTCACTTGCCATCAATGAGCCTCCCTTTTTATCCAGTCCGCGAGTTCTGTTTTTGTTACCACCTTCTCTGATATGACTTTCATTTGCTCGTTTACTAACTTATTCGCTGCATTGAGATTATTTAACGTAGATACTACTTGGTGATTGACTCCGACGACGTCAGATCGCAATTTTTCTATCTTCGTATCCCAGTAGTCAGCATCATGTGACGCCATTTTGCCGACCCATACCGCCGCCCCCAAAGCCAAAAGTGAGGCAAACATCGACGCCATGCACAATCCAATCAAAAATAATTCCATGTTAAAACGCCTCCTCTATGCTTGTTTGTCTAGTTTTCCTTACACCTGAGTACAGGATCGGCCTCGGCCTCACGAGACGAGTCACACCTAACGCGTCTACCTCAGTTACCCACACCGCGGGATTCGCTATTAGCCAGACCTGACCAGAGTCGTCGACCGCCGAGTATCTGCGCTCCCGCTCAGCCTCGATGTGCCTAGTTAAGCTAGCCTCCGATCCCGATGACCGCCTCTCTAAGTCCGCTAATGACGGAGCTTTAGAGATCGGCTTGTGTGTCTGTACCACTACCTCCAGATTGATTGATTTTGCTGTTTTGCTTGGATAATTCATCTGCTTTTTTGCCTCGCTAATCGCTCATCCTGAGTTGTTTCATCGACCAATTGGGATCCTTGGAAACCAAGCAACCACGTTACAACTGCGATATGGTCGAGTGTCTTGCCGTTTGCGAGGTATGTACGTAGTCGCGCCTCGCACGCTAAAAAGGCTTTTCTCCATTTAGGAGGCGGTATTCCGCGCTGTTTCCAATCTCGGATAACGCTAGCTAGTTCGTGCTTGGATATTGAAATTAGCGGGTAGTCGCGCATCGGTTGACGACCTGCGAGCATGAAGGGATTGCGTCGGGTCCACTCCTGAGCCCCAGGTGTTTCTAACTTGCGGTCTGCTAACGCTAGATCCTCGTCCTGCTCTCCCCCCTCAGACTCCCCCCTATCTTCAGTGATGTTATGATCATCAGTGATAGATCGATCTATATATTCAGTTACAGTATCAGTATCAGTTACAGGGTCACGCGTCTGTCCCGCGTCTGTCCCACGGGACAACCGCGTGACACCTTGCGGACGACCGCGGGACAATTTCTTTCTTTCTGTCTCTCTTATTCTCCTAAGTCCTAGTTTTTGTTGATCTTCGATTACCCTTGTATTTGAGTATCCGTTTAGTCTCTCTATTATTAAACCATATTTTAAACAGTACTCGATCCACTCGTCCGCCTGTACCTCCTCAATGCCGATCCTTTTTGCACATGCATAAATTGTGTCCCGTGGGACAACCGCGTGACTACCACGGGACATTTTGCAGTAACACCTAATCAGCCATAGGCTAGCCAACGGACCGAACCGATATTCAAGAGCTTCGATTTTTGGATTGTCAAAGAAATCTACGTCGAGAAGTACGTGAGATAATTGCGCTAGCGGTATTGCTGCGTTCTGCGCTGTTTGGTATTGTTCCTGCGCTACCATTATCTTTATTCTCACTAAAGATTCCGGTAGCGGTTGGCCGATTCTCTCTCGGCCATTTTTTTAGTTATCGTTCAAATGCGTAGATAATTCTAGTTCTAGGTCAAATTGAACGGGATAACTAACGCGACCGCTACCGATCACGCCCGAACATTATCAAAATTAGATCGTTCTGTGAAGATATTTTCTTTGCCCAAAAAAAATAATTTCAAAACTTCAACTTCAAACCCGCGTTCTCTTTCATTTTAAATCGCCGTTTGTCGTAGTGTTCGACCATCGAGATCGAGGAGTGTCGACTGAATTCCTGAACCTCCCTGTAACTGGTCCCGTTACCGAGCAATATTGTGATCGCAGTAGCTCGGGCCGAGTGAGGCGTGATGTGTTTGAGTCCGAACTTTTTGGCGTATCGTAGGAACGTGCGGTAGATGGTAGAGCTACTCAATCCAAGCAACGTCGACTTATCTGTGTTTCCGAGCTTGCGCCTCAATCGTGCTGCACGCTGAACACGGCGAAACGCCCAGCGCGGGAGAGGTTGCACCTCGTCCCTCCCTGCCTTTGTGCGTCTCAAAACGACGAATCCGACGCCGTCTATATCCTTGCCTATGTCACCTAATAATAATCGCGCCACCTCCTCCCTGCGCAATCCTCCACCGAAAAACAGAGCGAACATAGCACGCTCTATAATGCCCTCTCTCGTGTTGCGGTCCGGTGCATTGAGTAGTTTCTTTACACTCAATGATTGTAGTATTTCCGTGTCGCGCTTCTTGTAGTCGTCAAGCGCAGGGAGTTTTAATTGAGGGTCAGCCAAGGGATTCACAGTTACGTATCCACCTCTAAGTAACCAATCATAGATCGATTTCAGCGCGAAACATTTCTGTCTGATCGTGGAGTTGCTCAGATTCCGACTACCGCCCAATCTCGGCTCTATACCGTTACTGTGCCTGAGTGTCTGTAAGTACTTTAGCACGTCCGGCGTTGTTGCCTTAGCTATACGCTCATAGTCTAACCCGGCCCAGTTAGAAAGACTCCCGCTGAACGTCTTTAGCGTTTGTTTGTATGACTTTTGCGTAGCTGGTGCGAGGTGCGATAAGAAAAGATCGATTGATTCCTTAATCGCATCATCTCTGTTTTTTTTGAAAAGAAACAATCCCATAACAAGCGGACCGTTAAAGAGTATCATAATGAATCGGATGATCTAGAAAAAAGTTTCCGATCATCCGATTCTGTAATAATACTACTTACTTATGAGCTTTCACGCTCTTGGGAGAATCGTATAAATACGTGTAATCTGTCCCATCAGGGTAAAAGTGGTCTCTCGCAAGTAGAGACACGTATAAGATACCCAGCAAGATTAGACTATCGTGTAGCCACGATGCCCCCCTCCAGATCCAATAGCTAATGTTTTCCCACATAATGCCCCCTTAGTTTTTTGCACCACCTCGTGGATCTATTCCACGAGTGTCTCTTACTGAGTCTATGCCGTTCGCGCCGAGTCTAAAATCAGCGCCAGTAATAAACTCGATTCGCGTGTCCCCGCTTTGATACGTCTTCACTCCGGTCAGCAAAGGTACCGCGCATCCACTAACGATTGTGGACGCCAATATAATTAGCGCCCACGAGATAACACCTCCAATTAACCCTACTCTCATATATCCCCTTATTTTATTAGTTAAACCGCCCCGAGAACTACACCCGTCGAGGCCAGCGGGTTACTTAATGCCGAGTAACTTCACTACTTCATCGTATCTTTTTAGAGCCTTCGCTCGTTCTCGACTCGGAGCTTTAGCCTCCTCCTCCTTCCTTCCTTTGAACATTTTGAGAATTAAAGCTTTAGCGATAAGTCGAGAATTTGTATTATGGTCCATCTTATTCATTTTCTCCTTTCCCTCTTTTTGTTTCCGTGTATTTGCAATAGTGACATCGGTATCCTCCCTCGATTTCGTGCATTTTTGTTGCCCCTCCTGGGTTTCTTAAATAGCATTGGGGACACACTGGCATTTTTGTCCTATGTTCTTTTCGTTCTTCCTTTAGCGCTCTGTAGTATTCGCGGAGATCCTTTCCCATCTTATTCCTCCTTATAAATTGAGGGTATTTCGCTCCATGCAAGTGGTGGCTCGATTAGCGCTCCGATCTCGTCGCACCACGAACACCTCCGCAATAATCCCGCTTTCTCTTCGCGGTAAAACCCCTTGGAAACAAACAGATCGTTTACCCCTTCAACTAGTATTAAAACATCCACTCCCCCGGGGGGTGTCTCGTGTTTAGCGAGTACCCACCTCTCATGGAGTCGCGCGATTAATGCCTCTCGTTCATGCTGCAACATTATTGCTCGCCTCCGGCGTATTCTTCAGAGATTCAATCGCTGCAATCACCGAGTCTGCTGTAGTGAGTTCCGCTTGGGAGTCTTCTAGCGCTTGTAATATCCTCATCCCCGCTTCTATTTGCTCTAGCGGTAAGCTCTGTACCGCGATCCACGACTTTGTACACCACAAGGTCTGTAGAACGACTTGCTTGATCTGTTTCGTGTCCTTATCTTGACCAGGCCAGAGTAAAGTAATAGATCCTTCCACTTCTTCTAGCGCTATCGCTACGCGCTTTGCTCTCATGTCACGTTGAGAATCCCCATCTGTTCCTGGGAACATCTCGACGCTCGACCGCGTCGCATCGTATGTAACGTGTACGCCGCCAATATTTAAGTGATCAAAAACGGACTTAAAGGGTTTAAATGTCTGTTCCCAGTCCCCCTTCTTATATTCAGAGCGGGGCTTCTCAAATGTAAACGCCTTCCCATTAATGCAGTCTGTTCGGTCTTTGAGCACGTGGACACGATGCAGCCAGCCGGACCCTACGTCTGCGCCTTTTTGTATGCGCTCCATTTCTAGTAATAACGAGGGCTCATAGCCAAACTCACCCTCGGCTTTCATCTTTGTTCCTGTTTTTTGTAACTCCTTCTTCCCTGTTTCTTCGTTCGTCTCAAACTCGTAGGTACCCCCTGCCCTACCACATACGATTATGTGTAGTCGTGAGTTCAGAAATGCCGACGTCCATATTGCCCACTGCCGTTTTACGTCTGCCCAGTGCTGAAATTCCAGTTTGTCCAGCGGGTAGAATTTCCGGTTTTCCCTCTCCGCTTTTGTTTTGCGTCCGTTATTGATCGCTTTTAATTTCGAGTCACAAACATTATTCCAAACATGCGTAATTGAGTCGACGATAAGACACGAGCATTGCTCCTCCGCCTCTTTTGCTACTGAGATTAGATCGGCGAGTGAGTGACTCTTCACTCTGAGTAGTTCGATCCCCTCTTGCTCGTAACGTCCGACCAAAAAATCTGAGCCCGCTTCAGTTTCAAAAAAAGCTACAGGTCGACTCTTCCCGATCTTATGCGCTATCGCCATTGCTAGATGAGACGACGTCGTAGTTTTCCCGCTTCCTGCGTTGCCGAATATCCCAGCTTTGAGATAGGCTTGCTCATTTACGGCTTTCTTTAATAGTCCCATATTGTTTTCTCCATCATTAAGTAATATACCTTGTATAAGGTATCTGCTATATTTATATTATGATGTCGGATAGGTCAACTAGTTTCTATAATGTATTTTATATATGGCGCAAAAAAAAGAATCTTTAGAGTATGGCCCCATGAGGTTTTTAAAAAAACTTAGGCAAGATAGGGGGTTAACGTGTTATGGAATGGCTAAAAAGCTTGGACTACTCGTAAATACGTATGTAAATTATGAGGAATCTGGGCGTAGGGTTGACTTAGTAAAGCTCTCAGATATGCGGAAGTCGCTAGAATTGACTTGGGACGAGATAGGGTCGCTAATAGACAGGGAAGTCCTAAAGATAAAAAAAGAAAGAAAAATAGATGTTGATTAGCGTTTTAGAACGGCGTTAAATATAACTATGAAAGAATTAATCGGCTTCTTGGTAGCGGTCATCGTCCTAATAGTCTTAGTCGCTTTGTATTTCTTGCCTGGTATGATTGCGTATCGACGTAATCATATTAACGCTACGCCAATAGCTTTATTGAATGTATTTCTGGGATGGACTTTTTTTGGTTGGGTAATTGCTTTGATCTGGGCAAATACGGATCGGCGTGTGAACTAACTAGCCTCTCCCCTCGCCTGCCGAAACTCCCTCGTAAGCTCTCGATCTCTCGGTAATGGTTTATCGGCGAATCTGGCTAGGACTTTTTTGATAAATTCATTTTCATCCTGAACTACTATTAGATTCGACTTGTCATGTCCTGTTGCATCGAGGAGTAGTCTCCTGGATCTAAAATACCTGGTCGCTAACTCCTTTCTGATTGCTTCTTGCAAGTTCTCGCGCGGGTGTTTTTCAACTCGCCTAATGTTCTCTTTCCATAAATTCCAGGCATCTTGATTCTTGAATTCGAATAATAATTTTGTTGGATGGAATTCTACGAACGTATCTTTAATCTTGAAGTCAACACGCCTACTACCCAACTGAATCTGAAAGTTGACACCTGGCGTGGTTTCAAAAAATGAACAATATTTTTCGAGAAGCGCGCAACATGCATACTCAGACCGAGAATCAAATTTGATGATGTTATCCTTGAAACGCCTAGCGGTATCTGCAAATGATGTGTCTAAAGTTGAGAGGGGATTGCTGAGTTGAATCACTCCGCGAGTATTTCCATAATTACGTCGTCCTCTAATATACTTCCGTCACTTAGGTATGTGGTAAATGTGATCTTATATTTATCTCCATGTTGCCCTGCTTGTACCCTTAGACTTGCCTGAGCTCCCGAGACTACCCCCGTTGCTGATACTAGTACGGTCGGATCTGAAGCATTCCGCGTAAGATCAAACGCCGCCCCTGTCGCACTAACTAAGCTTGTCCCTATCGGGATCTCATTCGTGTAGTCAATCGCAATGGGATACTTCTCGCTCGGCTGTTTGCTGAAAATCTTTTCTATGCTCATGTTACCTTTGAAAAATAAAAACCCGTGTTTTCGAAGGGAAAACGTACTTTTTCTCTGTAGTTTGCTCTCGAAACTTGCGCGTCGTAGGAATGAACGAATAAGCCCTATGTATTGCGTTAAAGCTCGTGATACGTCTGGATGTTGACATTGCAAACTCTCTCTGCGTTGTAAAAAAAACTAAGAGCGCCCTTGTGATCTCTTGCGTTGTCTCGCGCTCATGCCAGTAGTTTTCTCTAAAATATCTAGGCTCCCAGTAGCGCGATCCCCAATATCCTGGCAGCATTACGTCGAGGGGGTAAGAGTAATCGCTGTTCTCTCGTCGCTATCGTTGACCGTGGCCGTTATGCGTGAGGCGTTGCCGTTAGGCGTTTTAAAAGTTAGTCCGCTGTTGGTTGTAACGCCCGAGACTGCTGCTAGGATAATACTTAGAGCTTGTTGTACTGTGTATGCGCCCTCTGCCTCTACTACTCCGGCTAGCACGGTTGCTGCTGTAGCCCTGGATGCTATCGACGCGTCGATATTATCAATGTACCCTCCCACTTTTAACTCACCCTGCCATGGCGCATTAGCTACCGACGCAGTTACGGTTGAAGCGTACAAGAGGTACGTGTCGTCAGATAGCCCCGAGGTATTAAAGTCATAGTAGTATTTACCAGGATGATTAGTTGCGTCGAGTGCCGTCATCGACACGGTAGTGTATCCAGACTGGAACGACGTACCATTCCAATGGTACCCATCTGAATCTCTGCGTATTGAGAGGGCTACCGTAGCGCCGGTTACTCCCGTCCCGCTTACGTTTAAAGCAGTAATCCGAATTCTCTCTATTGCGTTCTGCTGAATTCTAATTGATTCCATTTTGATTTCGTAGGTCAATAGACGCGCTGATTCCCTTTTCTGCGTCGAGCACTATTATCGGTACTAATTTAACTGAGTACTTCTGTAATAGTCTTTTCAGCTCGGCTTGAAACGTCTCTTCCTGTTTTTGCTTCTTTTGTTTTTTGTTTTTCATTTTTATCCCCATATTCCTATTGCCTGCCCGTCATCTACTACTGAATTCAACATTTTAACTGCATCTTCGCAAAAAAGTCGATGATTTTCGTATGCTGTTCGTAGAGCATTTAGATCCGCTACTGTCGCGTATACTGTGCCTGCTTGTGCATTATCAATGCCCGTATATGCTGCCGATTCGACATCTGCTGTATATGCCCCTAATGTTTTATCAGCTGTTGAGTATGTTTGTGTATATGCGGAGGGTCTAACTACTGGTGCCGCACCCCAAAGTCCGATCTTCTGAGTCGTAGCCGTTCCGACCTTGTTTCCCGTGGTGCTACCACAAATTATATTTTGTCCATCCGTAATTGTTATCTGTCTACATGCAATATTCCCGCACGTTATCGCTCCGGTTCCCATGTTCAGCGGAGGGTTTGAGGACGCAGCTCGAAGTCCTACTGTGACTAATCCTGCTAGTATATCGGTGCTGCCCGTTATTTGTGTCGTAGGAGTTGCATTCCAAAACGCAAACTTCTGATTCGTAGCGTCCCCTATCTTGTTTCCAGTGGACCTATCAAATGTTATATTCGCGGCTTTCCCGATTGCAATAGTTGCTGCATCTCTGCCGATTGTAATTGTACCTGTGCCTCCAATCGCGATCTCTGTTGCCCCATCTGTATTATTTATAAACTGCAAAGACCCTGATGCGTTCCGAATTGTAAAATCGTCACCCGCTGACGACTCTAGTACTATCCCCGCCGTCGTCGCGTGTGTTACTGTTATTCCACCTCGGAACGTAGCAAGTACTCCTGTTGAGCACTCGAATCCACCTGTCCCAATATAAAATTTAGATACTGGCTCGACGCCCCAATCTCCGCCGTCATCGAACATTATCCCACTCGATCCGAGCGTGAACGCATCGAGTGTGATAGCGCTGAACGTGGGGGAGGAGGTTGTCGTGATATCTTGGATAGTGTTGAGAGATCCTGATGTGTAATTTAACGAACTCCCTGCGCTGACTATTCCGACCTTTTCCGCTGAGTCGATCTGTAGTAAGGACGGTCCAGTTAATGAGGAAAGCGTAGGGGCTGGGTTGATTGTGATTGCTCCAGTAAGATCGTTTAGAGTAATCGCGGTCGTGCCTGTTGCTAAATTTATGTATTTATCTTCTCCGCATGTTAACGATACGTTACCGTTTCCACTTATGATGAATGTGTCCGTACTACTAAAATACCTCATCGAGGGTGGGGAGCTCGGTCCGTTGAAATAGATCCACTTATTCGGAGCTATGCTAAGTCCTTCCGCAAACGCTATAGACGCGGTAGTGGTTCCGCTTCCATCAAGTGGAATATAGGAACCACTGACACCGCGAGAACTAAATAACTCCATTATTTAGTATCTTTAGTTAGAACGAGGATAAGGCCGCCTATGCTAACTCCTGCTGTAATAATTGCTGCCTGGAGGTCTGGCTGTAATGTTACTCCTAACGCGGCTAGTATGCTAAGCGCGCCTAGCCATGTGCTTCTTTCTATTAATCGATCCACTATCCACTTCATTTTATCATCTCCATTAATTTTCTAATTAGGTTAATAACTTCACTATCAATGCTAAAACTCCTGCGCCGAGGCTCCATAAACCCGTCGTCTGAGATTCCTTGTTGTTCTCTCCACCAGAGGAATACGTAACAACCACGCTTTGATTCTCGTTTGAGGAAACTACGCACTTCGGAAAAGTGTATTCCGCTCTTATCTGCCCGTCCTTCGTCATCGTGATCGATGTCGGTTCCGTCGAGACTTGAAATACAGGGCGCCCGCTTTGGATACTCGGGGCGCACCCCGTGAAGCTCCAGGACATCAGCATAATACTTGCCCCCGTTGTGATTAACTGGATTACGTACCACCTGGATCTCATCCGGCAATTGCTCCCTAAAATGTTTAGTTATTATTCGCGCTGCTTTGTGCGAAAAGTTATCTTCTAGCCCCGTTGATACGAGAACCTCCCCGAGCCCTAGAATTGGCGCTACTGAATTGATGATGTCTTCTATAAGTCTGCTATATCTGTTTAGTGTTTCCTCTTCGTGCTGCTCGATTCTGTGATTAAGTTCCGCGACGCTCACGCTCGCTAGGTATTCATACTTAGCCAGCCTCCTATTACGTCGCCCCGCCTCGTTCGTAGCGTGGATCTCAATTATTGGGTTTCTATTCCTATATTTTCGTAGGAAAGTCTTGAGGCATATTGGCCGTTTAGCATTGAACGACTTCCACAGAATCGAGATAGCGGGGCGTTGAATTCCGCGATAAACGCGGAAGGCTTTAGATATTTCTCTCTTCGTATATCCCTCACACGCTAGGTAGTTTACCCCTACCTGGGCCGATGCGGAGCTTACCCAGAATAATAGAGCTATACCTAACCTTATGATGGGTAGGTGTCCTTTAGATCAAATAGGCTCACGACTCGATCCCCCCTTGCCTTAACCTGCGTATACCAAAGGCTTTTAGTAGCCGCCACCTTTGCCGCTTTCCAGTCCCCCATTTTGATCAATGCTATCGTGTGTTCAAACTTCCTAAAACGAGTCTCACCGAGGTTGAACAACATATTGATAATCGCTTGTTGTCGCAGTGGATGAATCGTTTGAAAATACTCTTCGGTAAAAATATTACAGGCTGCGCTAATTGCAGTATCTATATCCTCGTCTAGCATCTGCCTTGATGTTGCTGTACTAATTCCGTTATCCTCGATATTCCTTCCTACTCCAATTGTCCACTTTCCCGCAGGGCATCTATATGGTTTTAACTTTTCGCCCTCGTCCGATATAAGTTTGTGCCTCATGGCGTCTCGCCACTTTTCAGTCGGTTTCATGCATACCCTTGTAATTAGTTTTTTTTTGCTTCCTGCGCGTGTGAGTCTGTAATTGATATTGAGTTGGGTCTTAATTCTAGCTGCTTGCTGTTCTGCCCTAATACGATTACCACAATGGTCAAACAGAGTAGTCCTACTGCTACTATGTAAGTCCAGTCCCTACGCTTTGTATGTCCTGCGGCTTGGTCCGTCAGCTTAGTTTCTATCTTCTCTAGACTATCTAACTTCGATAAATGCGCAGTATGGTCTGATATCCTGTTTAAGGTGCCGTGCATCATGTCGATTTTAATCATTGCAGTCTTCATGTCGCCCTTAAAATGCGCCCAGTCAATTAGATAT